GATCTAGTATTTATAATGAAAGGAATGTATCTAGATCCAAAATTTATTCGTGAAAGGATTTCGCCAAATTGGGATACATATCTTTGGTTTATGGATGGATATCAGGAATTCCTAAGATGCAATAGCAAACCAGTTTTAGAGGCTTGTAAGTATAAAAGTACCACCTCTATTTCTCTAGCTAGTATTGTAAATGGGAAAGTTATTTTTGAAGGTATAGATACTGATACTTGGAAAAAAGAAAAATTACCTATAAAATATGATGTCTCTTTTGTTGGAAGTTTAGATAAGAAACGCCATGAATATTTTGATAATTCTAAAGTAACTGTATTTGAATCCTCTATGTATGCCTATTCTTATGTGGACTGTAATAAGATATATAACCAATCTAAAATGGTTGTAAATTTAGTTAGAGATCCTTTTATAGTATCAAATAGAGTACTATGCACACTAGCAACAAATGCTATAATGATCTCTGAAGAATCATATGCATTTAAATATATAGATTCTAAGTTTAATTGGAAACCTTTTATATTTAAGACTAAAGATGAAATGGATGGAGTTATAGATAATATTTTAAGTAATTATGAATATTATAAAAAATTACAGCAAGAAGCTAAGTTAGATAATGGATATTCTTGGGAAGATCAATTAACAAAAGTATTAAATTATGTAGTAGAATACTAATGAAAACTAAACTACCTACTAGAAAATTATCTTATGAACAAGCAGTAAGATTCTTTGGTAAAGGAATAGAAGTTTTTAAATGGTCCACAATAAATGAAGTTGGTAAATGGCGACCAATTACAGATGAATCTGAGATAGTACGAGGAGAGAAATTTAGAGTGATAGATCATAGAACAGAATATGTGATGGAGATGCCAGATCAACTTGCGGACTATCCTAGTCAAATTACAATGCTAGACAATGAGGATCCAGAAGAGTGTTGTAGGTATTGGGACGCAGAAAACTTCTTTAGTTGGTTTCAAAGTGGAAAAGAATCTGTAACTGCCCCCAATTGTTGTTGTAGGTTTGATGAGGCTGGCGAGGAAATTATAAGTCTCTGTGCCGTCCATGCTGAATATTATAAGAAATGGAAAGAAGAAAATTAATGAGTAAAAAGCATATAATCTTTAGTCGTCAGGATACTAGTGGATGTAGTATTATCCGCCTTGAATATGTAAAAGAGTATATCAATAACCAATCGCTAGAGTTTGAGGTACGATGGGCTAGAGATAAGGATACACTTGGGGATGATGAGATTGCTTGGGGAGATCTTTTTGTAATACAGCGTAAAGTTATTCTTCCCTGGTTGAAAATTGTTAAGAGACTTCACAAGTTGGGTAAGAAGGTTATTTATGAGATTGATGATAGTATTGTGGATCGGGGAATGCCTAAAGGTAATCCTGGAGCCTTACTTTATAATCGTTCAGAAGTGCAAGTAGTAGCGAAGAAGATTATTGAGGAGTGTGATGGGGTAACTACAACCACTACCCAACTTGCTGGAATGTTCGGGAAGTATAATGGTAACGTTAAAGTTCTTCGTAATTCTCTCCCAATGACTTTTGTGGAAGAATGTAAAATTATAAAACCTTCTTTTGTAAATCCTAACCCTTTCATCCTAGCTTGGCCGACGAGTTCTTTTCACAACCAAGATATTCCTATTATCCTTGATCCTCTAAAACATATTACTCAGAAGTTTTCTCATGTTAAGTTTCTAGCAATGGGGGAAATGGATAAACAGTTTGTTGAGGTGATTCCTGAATCGCAGCGATTTTTCATTCCCTGGAAAATGGTCCCTGAGTTCTACCACGCATATCGACGCCTACCCATACACGCACAGATTGCCCCGCTCCGACTCCCTAGTGTATTCAACGAGGGGAAGTCGGAGATCAAGATACTCGATGGGGCTCAAAGGCACACAGCGACAGTATGTAGCCCTGCCCCTAATTATTTACTTTACAAGAATGAGTCTTTTGTGGTAAACTCTAATAGTAAGGACGAATGGATTTCTGTGTTAGAGGATTTAGTAGAACATCCAATGCAGGCTAGGAAGATAGGAGAAAGGGCATATAAACGATTATGTAGATCGAATAATATGGATAAGAATTGGAGACTTTGGGAAACTTTTTATAAGGAGGTATTAGAAAATGAAGGATGAGTGTTTTGAGTGTGCCGTTGATGTAAACCTACTAGACCAAGAAGTATATAGAGTTGGTCCATGTGTTCCTCCTAATTATATAGGTTGGTTGAAGAAGGTAGAGTGGTGTGGGAGAGTATCTTATAAGTCTCATGATAAAACTAAGCCTGATTCTTATAAGAGATTTTTTAACATTCTTAACTCTAACAAACATACTTCTGTTTTTGAGCATATGTGGTTCCTTCTAGATCTTAATCCACTATATGCTAATATTGAGGTGTTTAGAGATAGTTTTGTTTATACGATTGAAATCTACGAAGTTCTTATGCATGATATCAATATTAAGAAGTATGCATATCCAGAACTTCCTGGAATCTTCTCTCTTAACCTTAGAACCCTGCTAGAGGTTTATAATAAGATTTCAGCAGATAATTGTCTAATGAAGGCCATTCTATATAGAGCAGTTGGTCCTGAGATTTTTGAGGAGATTGATGGGTGTCCTCAATTTATGAATGAAGATTATGAGGATCTACTTCCTAGCAAATGTCTTATTGAGCATCCGGAATATTACACTTTCGAGATTATTACTAATAGGGCTATTGCAAATGAGATTGTTCGTCACCGTCAAATGTCATACACCCAAGAAAGCACAAGATATGTAAATTATTCTAACAATAAAAGTTTTAATTTTATCAAGAATCCAGCATTTGATAAAGTAGTAAAGATGGCACAGGGGTGGAATAATGAAACGGAAGGTAACCTACTAGATTGGTACGTGGAGGATTGTAGACTTGCAGCAGAACAATACCTCGAATATCTAGCAGAAGGGGTTAACCCTCAACATGCTAGAGATGTTCTCCCCCTTGGTCTAGCTACTACAATTGTAGTAACTGGAACAAAAAGAATGTGGGAGGACTTTCTATCTCTTCGGAGCAAGAAAGACGCCCACCCACAAATTAGAGAGATTGCTGAAATGATTGAAAAGGATCTTAATTAAGTTATGATGAAACTGACTAAGTATATTGGTAAATTTGTTAGTATAGAATTTGGAAGAGAAGATTTTAGTAGGTATAGAGAAGGTATTTTAATTGATATAGATTTACAAGATAAACTATTATTTATTGAAAAAGTTGTTAAGAAAGAAACTAGAATAGAAGTTATAAATTTAGCTTCTATAGTTTCTTTTAGAATTTTAATTTAGCATCCCCACACCTATTTTCATTCGCCCATAATGCTAGATCTTTAGGAGAGATTAATCGTGAACACTTAGAACCGTAAACATCTAATCCAAAGTACCTAAATGCGTCCACTATGAATTCTGAACAGTGGGCGTATTTTTTTGCCTTCCAACTTATAGGAAAAGCAGTAGTAAAGACATAAAGCATACTTATTTTATATCTACCTACTAAGCACCAAATGTAGTTTATATCAAAGTCGGGTACTTCTATAGGTATCCTAAAGGTGTCTACACAGTGGGAACAGTCAAAATGATCTTCCCATACGATGCCTTTGAACTTCCCTCTTCGAGTGCTCTCAAATATACCCACTCCAGGAATCTCTAAAAAGCAGTGGTTTGGGTTCCCTGCTAGAAGAGAGATCACATAACAGGTAGGGCATATGTGGGTAGTGAAGCCTAGATAAACAAGCATGGCTGAAAACAGGTGTGTCTAACGAGAATTTATAGTTAGAGCTTTAAGGCGCCTTAGATTATCACAAAAGTCTGCAATATTAGCGTCTGCATTTTTTGAGAAGAAATCAAATACCCGCTGTCGTAGCATTGGAGAATCTGGGAAATGGAAAGTAACTCTTCCATTAGCTAGAGTACTTGCTTTAATTAGATTATAATGACATTGTAGAAAAGATGCGAGGTTAATATCATTGGTACTGAATGCTTTTACATTATTCATTTTGACAACCGCCTTTTACCATCTCTGCAACTTGGGTTTTTAAATCTCTTAATTGACGTTCCATTTCTAGGTTTTTAAGAATAGACTCTTGATTTGTAGAGATTGAGGTCAATTTTTCACTTATCTGTTCTAATACTTTTTCTTCTCGTTTACCATGCTCGATTACAGATTTTGACATATCATTACAAATCCTAGTAATAGACTCTGTTCGTAAATCTTCCAATTCTTCCTGTTTTTGAACCCACTTTGGATAGACCTTTTTACCTAACCAACCTATTCCATAGATTAGGCTAGATAAGAGGATCATACCTACCCACATAGCAAATTCGTGATCATTTTTAGGTGTCGGAAGATTCATTGGTAACTTCTCCTTCGATTTCTTTTAAGCGATCTTGTAACTCCTTGATTACTTGATCTTTTTGTTCGAGTTGTCCAAGGCAGTTTTGTAACGCTTGTAGTAATTCACCTTGTGTAGAGTGGTGACGAACTGTGAGGTTTAGTAGTTCTGCTTCTGTGATCATAATAGTAGTCCTTTCATAGTTATTAACGAAATTTTATTTGTAACCTAATCCAATGACGGCTTTATACTTATATTGCATCATCATCTGTACCCCCATATTCTGCATAGGTATTTTTGATTTTTTTATATGCAGCTTGTTTAAGTTTTCTTCCTACACCACTAGATCGCAACCATGCAAGAGCTTCTGTTTCTTGAATAACCTCAGAGCCTCCAGTTACATAAGTGCCATCTACATCAACTAAATGCCATATGAAGGAAATTTGGACTGTAGGATGAAGTTGTACATTTAGTTCTCGTAAACTGATAGTCAAACCAGAGGTACGTGGAATAGGTTGTGTAAGTGTGATTGGCATAATAATAACCTTAGTATGAGGGACCCCAGGAGGTTCCAGTTGAAGTTGGACCGGTGCGATCTCCGTAGCATAATGATAAGACTGGACGCGCGCCGCCTGGGTACCACCACAACATCAAATCTCCTACTGTTCCGGTGATGACACCATTTGGGTCGACTGTACGGATGGCTCCAGAAAAACGTATGTGTGGTGAAGATGTAGCGCCTTTTTGTATCTCAACACCTATAGATAACCCATTTAATTTAGCACCAATTCCTCCAGACCCATATCCACGTGCATAAATTCCAATACCATTAGGGGTTGCAGTTTCTGCGTCGACGGCAGCATTTCCTCCTAATGCAACGATAGCAGAATTATATAAATGTAATGTAGGCGCTCCACTGCTGCCCTTTACTCGTAAACCATTTGAAAAAGATTGATCCCAATTAATATCAACAGTAGATCTTGAGATGCTGATAATTTCGTAGGCTGAGGGAGATGATCGCACTCGAAATAGATTTGTTGAGGAAGATCCATCTATATTTACCTTACCAGCAGAGCCATCAATTGTGACCTTTCCAGCAGCTGAAAGAGATCCACTAAATGCTCCACTTGCTCCTGATATATCCCCTTTAAAATAAGCAGTACCATCACTCGCTCTTATACCAAATTGGCTATTAGCATTTCCTCCAGTAAAGTCGTCAGCATTAGAGTGGTAGATTCCTGCACTACTAATCGTAATACCCGTACTGCTAGACATTGTGCCTATGGATAGGGTCCCAGAAATTTGTCCGCTATTTGATGAGATGTTGGGGGATTTTATTTCTGTTGCATCTATGTAGGTGGAGGTTATATATGAGGGGTTTGACTCTACAACATCATTTTTTGATATATTAAATTCTGTAGATGTATAGCCAGTAGGTATAGATCCTGCAGCCCAATTTATGCTATCCCATCCAGTAGACTGTATATTATTTAGAATCCAATATTTAAAACCATTTGTTGTTCCTAGAGGATTTGCACAATATACTTCTAGATATTGGGTATCATAAGTTGTATTAGTTAAGAATCTAGCTCTTGTAAATACTTGAGTATTATAAACAGAATAGGCTAGAAGAGTGAAGTTAATATTTGATATATTATTATAATTTATACCAGCACTAAATTCAATAGTATTGTGTCTACTAGATTCTGTATTTCTTAATATGAAGTCGGCGTAAGCACGACTACCATTATTTGAAGCTATTCTATACCACCCACCAGTGTAAACAGTACCAGATACAGCAGAGTTTTCAGAAATCCAATCTAGGCTTTGAGGTGAGGAGGCAGTAACATCTGCGTTATTAGAGGGTTTTGTACTTCCATTAACTTTTGAAAAATCAATTTGAGTATTAGTCCCTAAATGAATCCCTGTACTATCAATCGTAGCCCCGTCACTCATACCACCAATATTCACAACACTAGCATCTAAAGTACCTGCATTTAATTTATCTACAGAAAGATCATGAATATGTGCGTTATAAACTATAGCATTAGCAATTTGTGCAGAAGCAGTTAAGATATTTGAAGTCTTAACCATATTGGTGGCGGTTAGTGTATCTGTTGCAATCTTAACACCGGTTATTGTTCCACCAACAATATTATCTGCTAGGATTGTATTGGAGGCTATTTCATTTGCGGTTATTGTGTTTGTGGCTATATGGGCAGCAGACACTGTATCGGCGGCTATTAAACCTCCTGTGATAGTACCTCCAACAATATTATCTCCAACTATAGTAGCTACTGCAATTTCAGCACTTGTTAAAGTTCCTGGGGATATATTAGCAGCGGACAGAGTATCAGTTACAACATGAGAGCCTATAACAACAGCATTCGCAATATATGCGGAGGAATTAATTTGTGCTTCATCTACAAGTTGGGATACTACAGAGGTTCCACCTTTTAGAATATCAGTTGTATGCGGAATAAACGCAGTAGGTTGATTACCTTCTTGAATTTGAACATTATCTAAATCAATTGCGTACTCTGTAGAAGATACTAGTAAATTAGGTATAAATCTTAGATATGCTGCGGTCCAGGAAGTATCCCAAACTGGATAATTGGAGGTATTAATTACTTGTGAAAAATACTGCCATGTTGCGGTTGGTGTTAAATTCCCAGATACTGTTTTTGATCCACCATCTGTTATTAACCATTTAGCACTATTAGATCCATTTGATGAAGATTTTTTATACCAAAAAGATAAAGTCAATTCCTCACCTTTTATATCATCTATAGTAACTCCAGAATCAGAACCTGTAATTAAGTAAGAAACAGAAGATGCTCCATTTGAAGGATAAGCAGCTTTTAATGCATAAGTTCCAGATTTAGTCCCTGTAATTTGTGAATTAGAAGATCCTATAAGTAACCAATGATCTAAGGTACTTCCGGTCCAATTCTCAAATCCACCATTTCGTACTAGGTTTAAGGTTCCTACATTGGAAAGATCTGGAGCACTAACCCCTAGTGTTGTAGCAGAAGTATCTGGGGTAGACCAATTTGCAGAAGATATACTATACTCGTCATGAAGTACAGTACTAAGAAAATCTACATCAATACATTTGAAGTTATAGTCTGTACTCTCTTCCCCCGAAAAAATAGTACTAGTCTTATAACCTTCATCAAATTTAGTGTATGTAGAATCTGTACTTTTTTTGTACCAAAATTCCCGCCTTACAATATCATCTGGGCTAGAGGTTGGGATAGAATCTGAATCTAATTTAACTGTTGTGAATAAAGGAGTAGCAGAGAATGTAGTTGGTGCAAGAGGAAAGTCATTAACAAGTGGGATAGACAATGATGAGGAATCTTTATTTCCCCAAGTATCCCAAGTGTAAATTAATAATGTTGAACTTCTAGGATCTACACCAAAGGTACTTAATTGTTGATAACTTGGGTGCCAATTATTATTTTTTCCCTCATGCATTACTGTGTAGGTTGGTGATCCTAGTTCCACAGTATAGTGATCGAAATCTGGGAAAGTACTTTTTGAGATTTCCCCATTAACATTCCAAGTTATATCAATACCATCTATACCATATTCTATATTGTAGGAATTTGTAGTTGTGGGTGATCCCCCAAATGCAGGACTTGCTAGAGTAAGAGACTGTTCTATACTTACAAGACCATTCGAAGTTATAGCTTTTATGTAGTAAGTATCGGCGCCATTTTGGTCTATACCTTCTATAGAAAGTGTGGTTGCTGGAGCCTTAACTGTATAAAAGCGATCTTCAGAGGTGTCTGTATTTCTAACTCGTATCTCATAACGATCTAGCATAGGATGAGCAGTTGCTGTCCAAGTTAGTTTTGCTATTACAGTTACACTACCATCTGTTTGTGTGCGATAGAGATAGGAACCTGTAAAATTAGTAGGTGCGCTAGGATCTTGATTAACAATATCAGGACTTGGTGTAGTAACGGGTTGAGAATCTGCATTAAGTACTTTAGTCTCTTGTGTGTATCCCTTGAGAGTATAGGTACTAATATTATTCTCAATACTAGTAATACGAACAAGTTGACCAGAACCTGTCCAATTGAAATCTTGGTAAATTACTGGAACTAGATCAAGAGGAGTATAGGCTTTCCCCTCTTGGCCTATTGTAATTGTAGTATCATAAATTGCGTTAGCTAGTTCTTGTATATTAAGTTGGGCAATTGTAGCAGCAGTATCAAAGTCTCCAATAAAAAGTGATTTCTTAGGAGAGTCATGTGTACTTAATGCATGTAATCCTACTGTATTTTGTCCACCGGCTCCAGTCAATACATTTGCTGTAGTTTGGGTTGTTTGTGGGCCAGGTGCAGCGCCTGTTTCAATTCCCCAAAAATCCTTCTCCTCATATTCTAGAACTAGATCATTATAAACTCTGGATAGATCTCTAGTATTTCTAGTAATCCCAGGTTTATTAGATTTGATTAATATGGAATCTTTGGTTATTGCAGAAGTATGTTCAGTTGTGGGATTATGATAAAAATAAATCTTATCATTTACAGTAGTCCAAGCATGAGAAGAGAAAAGGAGATTACCAAATAGATTGTTAAAATCAAAAGCATCTCTAATTAAAGTGTTAAAGACTATATTAGAAGATTCGAGGGATGTGGTTGCCGCATTAAATGTGGTTGTATCTAGATTTGCTGAGGATTGTTGTAACCCATAAAGTGTGCTGGAATAGAAATCTCCATAAACATTTGTGGGGGTATTAGCGGAGGTTCCCCAAGCATGAAAAGAGTTTGTTCTTTCTGCATCTGCTATGAATTGTGCATAAGAAGCATCAGCAGCATAGATCATTGCGAAGTAATTCATATCAACGCAAGTATAAGATGCTAAAGCCTCTGTTGTTGTATTACCTACATCATCTAAATAAACAACCTCATACCCAGCACTAGTGGTTGAGTCCTCAGTAAGCAAATCATCCCTATTCCAAAATTGATGAATTGTTGCTCCACCTGCGGTGACCAGGAATCTAGGTTTTATTGAGGAGGAGGTTGTAATAGTTGGATGAGCACTCCCCACATCTAATAAAGTACATTCTACTCTTTTACGGCCAAAGAGAACAGGAACAAGTGTATTCTCTAGGCCTTGTGCCATTCTAGGGAATACAGAAGCTTGGAGAGTTAGAGATGGTATAGTAGGAAGATCTTGAATACTAAAAATATCAGTACAAGAAAATGCTAGAGAACCATCTGATTTTTGAGATACTTTACGAATTATGAATGTAAAATCTACTGACTCATTGATCCCTACAAAAGATTCATGAAGAACTACATTTTTACCTAAGAAAGTGGTCGAGGGTGTTCTAGAATATACACCGGTTGGGTCTGCTAGAGAAAAGGAGAAAGTGTGTTGTGACGGTATTCCTTCACCGATGTTAAAAGTTCCACCACTTCTTTTTCCAACCTTAATTAGTAGGTCATCATAAGAGTCACCCTTCCAATCTAACTTTTCGGTACTTACCCGTAGCACTGAATCAAAAGGAGATCCAGTGTTAATTTCTAGGTATTGGATTGGATGTTGTACATTGGAGGCAACCTCTTTTTGTACAACTGCGCTTAGAGTGTTTGCCATTAGGAAACCTTAATTATTGTCCCGGATACTTTATAGAGTTGGGGAGGGGTAGCAACTATATTCAACGGTTTCTTATTGCTAAATCTATAAACCCCACGAATACCATTTGGGGGAGTAAAGTAGAAAGTTCCCCATGAACCATTAGCATCATAGAAGTCCTTGATAATATTGATTTCAGATTGGACTAGTGGTCCCCATTGGACATTAAAAGACTCATCCTCATTATTAGTTAAGAATTGAGTTATACGACGACCCGAGATTGTTTCTATTACTGTACTTCTTTGTAATGATGTACCCTGCATGGATACAGTCGGTTGTGGAATTGTAGTATTATCTAAATCAATATAAAGTGGGACAGTTGTTGCACCACATGGAGTTACATAAAGATTAGCAATTTCTGCGGAAGTTAAGGGAGTATCAAAAATAGAAACATCTGAAATTAAAGTGCTACCTACAGAAGAGGATCCCGTGCCACCCTCGTTCCCTAGCCATACTGTAGGATTACTCATTTTCTTAGCTGTTCCAAAAGGTACACCGAAGGAAACCCCGTCTATGTACATTTGAGTTACACCCGTGTCGACTACTAGTACCACATGGTGCCAATCTCCATCTACCCAAGTTGTTGCTGAAGTTGTGGCGGCGGAGGTAGAGTCTCCAGTTGGTAGGGTTAGAGTTATCTCATTTGCACTAGCACTTCTACCAAAAGATAAAACCTTTCCTGCGGAGTAAGAAGTCCCCTCTACTATTTCTAGGAATTTAGAAGGGATAGAAGTATTTGCTATGGCAGGAGCAGCCCATCCAGAAAAAGTAAAATTACTTGTATCTAGGGTATTGGGTAATTGTATCTTCCCAACTGACCTAGAACCGTTTACAAAAGAAGTTGCTAGAGTAGATAGTTCGATTTGTCCACAGCATACAAGAAAAGTTGCAGATCCACCAGCGGTAGGAGTTTCTAATAAAAGTTGAACAGAACTCGACCCATTACCTGTAAAACTAACATTAGCTCTATCCCATAATCCAGCAACTGAGAAATCTTGATAAGTAGTAGAACCATTTAGACGAACACGAACAGTTCCACTTATAGGCTTGATGTAAATTGAACCTTTATAAGAAGTACCACTCACACTCGTAAATCCAGCATTGCCATAGTAAAATGTGCTAGAAGATCCACCTGCAACATTAATATAAGTAGCTTTTGGCCCGTCACTTCCCCAAGGACCATCTGAGTGGGAAGAGGTTATATCAAAAGTAGTAGGAGATCCAAACTGAGTCCAATCTATTAAGGTAACCGCATCTTTGCTACCAGAAGTTACAATATAATTTTCTGTACTGTGTTCTACTGCAAACACCCCAAAGTCACTATTAAAGTATGGACCTTCAAAACTAGGACGTAGAGATACCGATAAACTTGCTAGGTCATCATATACAAACTCAGAAGTTAATGTGGAATCTAGGGAACCAGAGTAAACAGCAGGTTGCCCATTCTTAGCAAAATAGGTTGTATCTACTGTTCCTGGATATATGTAGAGTAATCGTCTATTCATATTTTTACTTTAATTTAATTTAGGTTGTTACTACTAGATGGCGGAGTTCTCCAATTAATTCAGGAGTTCCTTCTCGTAAAGATCGTACTAGAAGTTCTGTTATATCTTCATCTGTTAGATTGTTGAGATCAGCATTTATAGTAATATGTGGTTGGAAAGCTACTGTATTTCCTCCATTGGTAACAGTTGCTTCTGTTTGCGGATCTCTAGAAAATGCAGGCAGATCTGTTACTGAGGTTATTCCACTTAATGCACTAGCGATTAGAGAAGTTGCTGTATCTATATTGGTTAAGGATACAAGTTGATCTTTTGCATTTTCTAGTAGCGCATCAAATCCAGATACTCCACTTTTTCCTGCTAGGGTTAGATCACCAATTACAGTATCTCTTATACTCAATAACTCCTTACCAAAGAACACATCTGGGTGTGATTGTACATAAGAAAGTAAGGTATTAGCCGCTCCTTGTAAACCTTGTGAAGCACCTACTAATTGATCCCCTGTAGCATTTGGGTTAGCATTAAGATCAGTTAGTGTTTTCTTAGTTGCTTGCTCATTGCCTAGTAATCGTGCAAATATATCTTTCTCATTTCCAGGAATGATACCAATTGCTGTATTAATGTCATTACCAATACTAAGAGCGAAATTAGATTGAGCAACTGTAAGTGTTTTTATATTATCTAATGTGCTATTTAATTTAGAAACAAAATCTTGGGCCGATTGTAGAGCTGATTGTACGAAATTATTGATACCATCGTCCATTTTTGCAACATCAGCAGTGGTTAATGCATCACCAAACTCCGTAAGTTTTTCCTGTAAATCATTAAATAATACTGTATATTGAGTACTAATTCCAGAAAAATCAAGTAATTGTTTTGTAGTTATTACTGGTAATTTAGAGTCTTTTAATGTGGTTGATATAAAATCTGTAAAAGCTTTCGTACCTACGCCTGCGGTGGGGCCAAAATTAGAAACCGGACCATTAGTATTTATGTTGGGGGATCCTAATATATCTTCTATAACTACTTTAAAGATGTTCTCTGGAGAGCCTACGCCTCCTTGGGGATGATATCTTGTATGTTTACCAAATCCAAATAAATTACTAGATTGTGTAGTTTCGTCTGTAAAGGGATCAAACCTATTTAAATCACCGATAAAAGACTTATTTCCAAAAAACTCCTGCTGTTGTTGTGTGAGTTTACTTGTATTATAAGGAAGTAACCCTTTAAAAGAGGAAAAGCCTGGTACTCTAGATGATGATGCATATTTTTCAAAAATATTTCTATCTTCGTCAGCTTTGTCTCTTTTTGCAATCCTTTCATTATAAGATCCATAGAAAGATAAAGCGCCCCCAGCAGCTGCTGCACCTGCTGCTGCATAAGGATTCTCAGTAGCGGCAAAAGTAGCAGACCCAGATCCTATAGCTGAAAATATAGCTTTACTGGCTGTATTACCTCCTATGGCTTGCCCTAAATTATATCCTGCAATAATGGACCCAACGGAGTCAAATGCTTTCTTTAATTTTTTGTTACTAACTCCTAACTTAGCAAAGAAGCTCCCAATTTTACTATTTCCGAGTTTATTAGACCATTTGTTTAAGGCATCTTTAAATGTTTCACTAAACTTACTAAAATACTTATCTTTCTTTAATCCTAAAAATTTACCATTTGACTCTGATAATCTATTTAAATCAAAGGTTGTCCTAGGTGGTCCGACAAAATTTGGGTTTTTCTCGTTAGCAACATCTAACATTAACTGTGCTGCTTGAATTTGTAAACGCCCCCCTTCTAAAACTTTATCAGAAGCAGTCTTCATATCAGATGCTCCTGGTACACCAATTTTAGTTAAAAAGGATTTAAATAGATTATCAGCAACTTTATTTGTTAATGTATGAACTATATTTTTAGCTAGGTTCTTGAATGCAGAATGTATACCTTTAGTATCCCCTATAATAGAATTATAAACAATCTCCCTAAACCCAGTTTGGATATTCTTAAACACCCCAAGGAATGTATCTCCCCAAGTCAACGTACCTTTTGTAAGTTCTGCGAATAGGGATTTTGAAGATTTCTTAAACTTTTCTAGTTTTGCAGGAAGTCCAGAGTAAATAGCATCAATTGCTGCCTTAGCTGCTTTTAATCTCTTAGGGTCAGTTGCAGTGTTAAGAATTTTTTTCAATCTAGCTAACTGTAATTCTGTCTTTTGAATAAATGCTGCTAGGGGATCGGCGGCCTTATTGAAAGAGTTTGTTACAGAATTAATAAATTCATCTACTTGTGCTCCACTTGATTCTGCTGCTGCTCCTGTTGCTATAAGTACATTTTGTAAAGCATCAGCAGCATCTGTAAAGCCTTGTCCACGTAGGTTTTCCTGTAGTATTTTTATAGTATTTGATAAGTACTCAATTTGTGCTATTTGGTCTATTGGTGCTATTTGTTTGTTTGAGGATATCTCATGAAGTTCTTGTCTGAATCCCTTTGCGGCTCCTTGCGCATCCTCGAAAGCAACAACAGCATCTGCAATAGGCCCTTTTAAATTTATAGCATTCTGTAACTGTAAGGCAGAGGCAGTAAGAGAATCAAAAGTTGGACCAGATTGTACACCTAAGGATTTGATCTGTGCCTTAAGTTCCTCTAAACGTGTTTTTGCACCATCAACAAAACGAGTAAACTTCTCGCCCCTAGTTTCTGTTTTATTAGAAATTTGAGTAAGAGTATCAACAGTAGATTTTATATCAGCATTTACTTTTATAATATCTATATTTCCCTGTAGTGTTCCTTTTAGAGTTTTCTGAGTTTCAATTAGTGGATTTATAACTGCTGTCAACTCTATATACTTACTTCGTAATGCGTCTAATCTTGAAGTAAGATCTCTTACTTTTATCTCTTCTCCAGATATTGCACGATTATTTTTACCATTTACATTTTTAGATATAAGGTCCTTAAGTTTAGAATTTTCATGATTTAATGCTGATTGTGCAGTTTCAATTTTATCCGCTATTTTAGATAAAGATAGTTGAGGCCCCGCCAGAGATTGATTTGCTTGGTTTAATAAGTTATTAGCTGTATCCGGAGCATTAACTAATCCACCTTTTTTATTAACCTGGTTGATCTTTGCTTGTATATTATCCAGATCTTCTTTTGCTTGCTTTAATTCCTTAGTAATTCTAACTGTTTCTTTATCAACCCCCTTACCAAACTTTATATGAAGGGTCCATAATAGAATACCCCCAGCAATCATAAAAAGTCTAATAAGAGGATTTGAAAGAATTAATGTAAAAAATCCTAATATACGTTTTAATGCAAACCCAAATAATGTAGCAGCACGAGCAGATCCTGTAAATTTTCTTATAAATATTTCTGATCCCCCTACTACCTTCCTCATTACTTTAGCTAGAGTACCTGTGCCCTTAGTAAGTAACAGGTTACTTCTATGCCACTTAAATAGAAATTTTAATAGTAATGATCCTTTTATAAAATTACCTACTAGATGAAAGAAATTACTAATTACATCTGTATTATCAAGTACTACATTAGAAAGTTTTATAAATCTCTTAACTAATGGATCTAAATGCTTGGTCAATTTAACGAGTAACACATCTAATTTATGACCACTTGCTAGAAGTTCAGGGGAGATAATGCCCGCAGAGGCGTCGGGTACAATATTTTCAACGATTCCCTGTAGTTGTAATTTTAACTCCGAGAAGAATCCCCCAAATGCATTACCGCTTAGTGCTCCTAACGACTCAACTATGTTACTCTTGATTCCAGCGAAGGTGTTAAATACTAATTCTCCAGCTTTCTCAAACGGAGCCATCCTTTTTAGTAGTTCATCTGCTAGGTGACCAGACTCTCTCCAATCTTTTACCATGGCCCCAGTAATGTTTAGTACAGCGGCGAGGCGGGAGTTAATTGGATTGATAGCCCCAGTAAGAAGAGACCTAACTTCCTCGTTCAACTGGCGCATAGGAACACCAATTGCAAATGCCCCCTGAACAATCTCTACGGTGATTTTTCTTAATGTATCAAAGTTAGAAATTCCAGCAGCAAGACCTGGACCAATTGCTTGCTGAAATGCAAATGCAAGTTGGTTTGTAGTTGCAGCAGTTTTAAGTCCAGCAATACGTAATTTTTCTAACTGACCAATTGCAATTTTTCTTGTCTCTATTACAGCTTGGAGACCGGAGATTTCTTTTCTATTACCCTTTTCTCCATTTTTAAAAACAGAAGCCTGTGCTACAACGATACTTGAAATACCTACTTGTGCTGTTTCTAAAATCTCATTAAACTCTAGACCTACTTTTACTAGGTCAACAAATCCAGTAACCATTGCTCGTATTGCTGCGGGAAAAGCAAATACGATTGCAGAAGCTACAGCAAACTTACCAATAAATCTAATGTAGTCAGATAGAGCGCGGTCACCCTCTTTGAAGGATTTAGTTGACCTGTCGACGTGTTTCCTTAAGGCTGTTGTACTTTTGGAAGCCGCTCTAAGAGACCTTTGTAACTTTGTTAATAATTTTGAATACCTTGATACAGCTACCGATTGTGTATTAAATATATTTAACTGTTCTCTAGGAACTGTGGGGGCGGTAAGAAGTTTTCGTTGTGGGGGGGCTGGCAACTGTCTTAAACTACCTGCTTTACCAAAATTCATTACTGCTATTAATTCTTCAAACTTCTTACTAGTAGACACCACTGTTCTACCTAGTCCTGAAAATACTCTACTTAATCTAGTTGCAGAATTTCTAGCTGCTGATATTAACTGGGGAGATGTTCGTAGTACTCGTCCAGAATCTGTTGGTGAGGTTGAGGTAAGCCTGGAATTTAAAGTTGGGAGAGTTTTTACAGCCCGTACTAACTTCTCCATTGATTCCCGAACAACAGTAGCCGTTCTTCTATTTCCTGCAAGAGTAGCTGTTTGACTAAATGCACTACTTCCTCCAGAGGATCCTCCAATAGATTGTGCTTTTGTAACAACTGTAGATGCTGCTGCCGAGAGTGCTGTAGTAAATGCATTTATACTTCTTACAGCATTACTAGAAGCTGTAGAAACTTCACCTAATCCTGTTCCTGCTTTTTTTGCTTGATCATTTAAAGATCGAAGTCTAGAAACTAAACCGCCCGTAGTCTTTGAACCAATAGCTCGATTCAAAGAAAAGAGACTGGCCTTAACAGCCTTAACCTGCTTAATAAGGGAGTCAATAGGTACAAGTGATACCTTGACTCCCTTAGATTCTAACTCTCTTAGTTTGGTTTCTAATTGAGTCAGGTCTCCAGAAACATTAACTTTTAATTCAGCTTGATCTTTCTTAGCCATAGTTTTAATTTCTCTTACTTCTGGATTTATCTAATTCGTCTCGTTCAACTTCTGATTTAACAGCATCAACAATATTTACAAATTCAATAAATAAATTCTGTTGATCTAGGACTCCACCAGGTTCAGGTAATAGTTTTGATGATGAGTAGAAACTATAGTATTTGAGGTATTTACTAAACTCTTTTGTTGCATAAGAAAGTGGGCATTGATCAGATATTAAGTTTCTTCCTAGTTGGTAATTTGAAACAATGCCCGAAGTTTCTGGATAAAATTTACATCCTCTTATTTTGTATAAATTTCTTTCTTGACACTCCTCACATTTCCACTTTGAGTAAGGTTCTCTAAGGATTCCATGTGAGAAGATTGTTAGTTTTTTGTTTCTTCCTCTGCTAGACGTGAACGATCAAGGATTGCAGTAGAAAGTTCCTGACGGATTTCAGAAGGAATAAAGTCAATAGTAACATCCTTTGGGGTGCCGTTTCTATCTGCCTTAAACTTAACCTCACTACCATCAGGAAGACTAAAGTTTTCCCAACCACGTAGACCGTAACGAAGGGCTAGAAGTGACTGAGTACCACTGAAAACTGAGATACTTACTTCATCTGAATTTTCAGTTTGTGAGAGTCTTGTAACTCGATCTTCGATGGCTACAAGTTCTCTAGCTGTCAGGGTCCGTAGTTTGAAAGTAGTAGGTGTATCTGACTTTCTATCGGACTCTGGTACATAATCGAATGTCTGCTTTGTTGAGACTGCAAAGATCATAATTGATCTCCTTTCATAGTTAATAGTGCTAGATGTTCGGATAGGAGTTTTGTTAGGGCAGATCTCCCAACTGCCAATTGCTTACTTATTATGGTACGATCTGATACTTAATCTCAATAGCTCCTGAAGATTGATCTGTTGGGTTAGCTGCGGTAAACTCTACAGCATTTGATACGAAGTCATTAGAAACCTGAGGGGTTACATTTGAGAATTTAAGGTTAGGAATTGTGAAGGTGATGGATCGTCCTGTATTTCCTGCTAGAGCGGGGGCGTCCTTAATAATAACTTCAGCAGATACGGCGGTTGAGTTTAGGAACTTCTTATAGAACTCATCCGCAGTGTTATAAAGAACATTGAAAGAACCAGTTACAGCAAACCCAGTATTGATAATATTAGTAATACCATCGGTTGCAATACTCTCTACATTCTGGGTAGTACCTGTTAAATTAAGAGTTAGATCTGTAAGGTTAAAACCCGAGCCATCAATAGTAATGCTCATACTCTTTGGAATAGCAGGATCTAAAGTACTTGTAGTGATAGTATCTGAAGGAATTGTAAAAGCGGAAGTAACAGCAGTATTAAGCCCTGCAAAAGTAATCTGAGGTTCTACAATACTACCTACTGCAAAATTCCAAGTCATCGCTGTGGGTCGAGCTGAGGTATGTTGATAAACCTCACCACTACCTGTTGATGGGGTAGCATTATCAAAAATCTTATAAATGTTTAACCAGTCAGTAGATGGAGTTGCTGTGTTTGTAAAAGTATAAGCAGAAGTTACTCCAGTAGGAGTAGCATTAGCGGCTGTATTATTAAGACCAAGAGCCTTAAGAATCCAAAAATCAGGAACAGCCGCAGAGGCGGTAGTTAGAGAGGTATCACTAAAATAAAGTTCTTTAGTATAAGTACCAGCCACCTGTTCACGTACAACAAGTGAGTGCTCTTTTACAATACTATTCAACACAACATTACGATCCACAGTATCAAACTGACTGTTTAGATCCTGGGATACAAAAGGCACCCGATATGCAGTGGCTAAAGCCGTTGCAGAGGTGACAGTTGTGGGTGCAATATATAATCTCATACTTCTTTGTAGTACTTCAGCCATGATTGACTCCTTTTAATTTGGTGCTAATTATTAAACGAAAAATCTCTTGATTATTCCACAAATTTCATCCTACTCCACATACATAGCTTTAATGATTATTTCGGCTAGAGCATAGGGATAAGCAGTTCCTTGGTCGGTATTTACATCGGAAACATACGCATCCAATACGGTTGTGTTAAGATTATCATTAGATGCAATTTTATCAAACACAGCTTCAATAAGTGGATTGAGTACATCTTGTTCCTCTCCTTGATTTCCTTTTGCGGCAATTCGTACGATTAGTTCGATGTGGCTTCTGTAGCCATTTCCTGTATTTCTCCTATCCCTACTTTCATCTCCCACTAGAACGTAAAGAACAGGATATGCCGGTTCTGACATAAAATCAGTTTGGGTATTTTTGACTTTAGCAATATCATCAGAATACCGTAATGTGTCAAGTATGGAAGTTAGTGCGGTAAGTATAGTAACTCTAGATGCCATTTATATTAATCCTATCAATTGAGTCTGTAAGCCAGGGAGTTGGTAGGGTATTTTTACCTGCTTTTGAATTAAAAAAGCCTTGATTCTGTAATTCCCCGTAACGAGCACCATCTGCAGGATTTTGTACTGTACTTTCTAGGGAATAAGAGAATTTCCATGGTGAAGTAAAAGAATTAGAGAAACGAGCCTGTTTTATTAGTTTATCATCTGAGAGACTAGCAATAGTTCTTTTAATTTCTCTTTTAACCCCAGTAACACTTTTTGCTGTTTTAGATATGGTAAATTTTCTAGATCCTCTGGTTTTAAATTTTAATACCATAAGCACTTTTGAGGACAACATCATTTTACCAGAACGCCAGTAAAATACCCTAGGGGTTAGATTCCATCCAGGACGTTGTTTCTTTGGACCAACCCACCAACGATTTGATAGTGCATACCTCTTTGCTCTTCTTAATTCTGAGTCTAATTCATCAGTTATATCATAGAGAAAACGACGTACTACATCTGCTCCGCCACCAGCACTAATTTGAGAGAGAATCCGTCTTTTAGTCTCTCGATCAAATATTTGTCCGGGTTTACGAGAAGTAGCCATTAGAGAGTTATTTCCTCTCCCTCTTCTAGTGGGTTCCTATAGAGATCTAAAAGTGATTTTGTGCTAGGAGTTAGATAAGTTCTTACAAAATCATCTCGTACTGTAGCATTAGAAGATAAGGCTTTTGAATTAACCCCGAACCTACCCTGGCGGTGATCTTTGTAGGATTTTATCGCCAATTCAAGAGTAGCTTGTTTAATAGGGGTAGGAGTACTAGAATAACCAGATACATACTCAATATAAATATTCTGAAGACCTTTAGTAAAAACAGAGTCATTTAAGAGGACTTTTCCTACATTGGGATAGTATACATAATCGTCTGGATAAGTTAATGCAGAAGTTGTGGATTCAAGTACTGTTTTTCTGCTACTATTCCTTTTTAACACTGTGAAAGTTAGGACTGGATTTTTTAAGAAAAGTTCATTAGTACCTGTACCATCATAGAGTGCTGAAGTTGTTGCGCTTGTAAATGTTGAACCTGTGTACTCCTTTACTACATCCTCAGAAAGTGTAAGGAACATGTCTAAAGTTTCATCCTCATTGGTATTGCTCTCGTCAATATCAAGAAGAAGTTTTAATTCATGTATAGTAGCAAATGACATAGAAAAGTACCCAAAAAAGGGGCGAGGCTAAACTGCCCTCGCCCCTTGGTTGTTGTGATTATTTTACGCTAGGATCTATTTGATATAGCGTTGTGCAACTGAAGGATCAGTAGAATCACCGAAGATCTTCTGGAAGTCCCGACGAATTGAGGAGACAAGCTGCACAGTCTGGTTCACAATGTTCTTGTCCTGCTCAACTAGAACACCATCATTACGAGGGCGGCCAAGGACAAAAGCAGACCGGGAAGCCATTACGATATCCCGAGTGCGCGCTAGACCTAGAGCATCACCCTGGTTAGCTGAGGTTGTGTTTGAGAACTCGGAGACTACGATAGGCACGCCGTAGATAGCACCAATCTGACCAGTTAGGACAGTAGCCTTGGGGCCAAGTTTGTCCATGGTAATAACTTCGCCAGTAGTGTAAAGATCTTTATAACCATCTACACCGGTAAAGAGGATAAGGTCATCAGTACGAACACCACGAGATTTTAGGGATACTCGCATGTTTGCAATATCAGCAACGGTGAAGGTTCCTGCAACTGCTGAAGAAACGGTAGCCTGAGTAGTAGCCTCAGTCTTAAGACCATCCCAAGTATTGTAAACAAGAGTCTGACCAGTAACAGCACTATCGTGACCGTTGAGAATGTTGTCATCAAGCTGGCGTGCTAGAACCTCAACGATGTCCTGTCGAAGCATGGGAAGCACAGGTACGATAGAATCAGCTTCTAGCTCATAGGTGAACTGGGTGTAAACAGCAAGCTTCTCTAAGGTAAGAGTAGTCTTACCGGTTGTGGCTGAACTCTCTGTAGCATTAGTACCATCAGTAACAATATGATATGCAGTAGTACGCCCAGTTTTTAGAGGGAGTTCAAATGGGTTAGTAGGCATATCGATAACTCGGAACTTATTAGCAACAACAAGTTCAAGTTCAACATCACTTAGAAGCTGGCTAGAAAGACCAGTAGGGATTAGGGATTGATGAGTTGCTACTGCCTGGGCCTTAGTAAAGTCTGCACCATATACCCCCCCTAGAGTCTTAGCAACCCAAGGAGATACAGCAGCGGCGTCCTTACCAAGCATTAGAGAATAGAGAAATACATAATCTAGATCCTTAGCCTCATCAGGGGTAAAGGAAGTTTTAAGTACGGGAGTCCCCTCCTTAGTTTCGATAACGGTATCCTTCTCGTCAGCATCAAACTGAGTAGTACGAGTTTCAAGGTCTACCATTTTAGTGGCTACGATTTCCTCGGCGATCTCCTTAACAGCGTCACGAGTAACCATACCAGTCTTAATCTCCTTTACAAGATCAAGAACTGCGTCCATTCCAGTAGTTTCGGTTTTTACTTCATCAGCCATAACATTACTCCTTGTCGGTATTGAGTAGAGTTTTAATTTCTAGTAATTGTTTTGTAACTTCACTCTCAAAGTTACTAACGGATTTTTCTTCAATTTGTTCACTATTTTCTTCAATTAATTCAGTTAGTTGTGATTTAAGAGATGTAACTTCGGTTGCTAGAGAATCAATGAGGGATTTATAATCGATTTCCTCTTCTACTTCTTCTTTTGTATCTTGTATTACCTCTTTTGTTTCCTCGATCTCTTCCTCTTTTACCTCTTCATTAATTTCCTCTTTATCATCAACCTCTTCTTCCTTAACTTCTACTTCCTTAGCAGCCTCTTTTTCTTCTACCACTTCTTCTGGAATTTCTGAATAAAAAGATTTAGCAATAGAAACTGAGGTAGAGGGATTAGCTGCGACGGAAACAAGAGAAACTTCTAGGAGTTCTAGATCCTTAATAATAAAGATTACATTCTCACCAATCTTTTTAAACTCATGATCGAGAATTCTAAACCCAATACTTGCCTGTTTAAGAATACCTTCCTCTACTAGCTTACGCACATCCTGGGCAGTTTCTGAAATAAAGGCTTTTACGTTAAGACCATCAGCACCTATACTTGCTTCAATTGGATGACCAATAGGACGATTTGGGTCATGCTGATAGAGAATAACACCCACATCCTTAAAACGCTGTAGTGAAGATTTAAACGCATCAGGTTCTACAATATCTCCCATACGATCAATGTCGGGAGTACTTGCTAGGATATTGATCTCAAACTTATTTGAGGTAGCATCCTTCTGTACAAGACAATTAAAAGTTCCCTCTTTATTAATCTGTACAGTCTTAACCTCTCCAGTTTCAGGATCTAGAATATCAGCAATACTATCTTTCTCAAAAAGATCCTTTGGAGTAATTTCGGTATTTTTCAATTTCATGTATTAAATCCTCAGTGGTCTAGGTATACTAACGAAAAAAGTTATGATTAGTTTACAAATTAAGTAGGTAGTGGTCCATCTTTAATCTCAAAGGGGATATTCTCTGCATATATATCCAACAGAGACCCAGATGACTTATAAGCAGATAATGTTAAAAAAAATTTCCCCAATGGTAATCCTACAAATATAGAACTTTCCCCCAAAGTTACGGAGATAGCCGAAGTCTCAATAGTAAATCCAGCGGCATAATCTGTACTACTTAATTGAAAAGAGGTACTATCGTTTTTAAAAATTAAAATTACTTTTCCTATATCATTAATATGGTCTATAACAATCCCATCATTTAATAATTGAAATTTATATTCATTCCCGTAATCAGTAATACTATCCCTATAAACGATTTCAGTTTTCATAGATCTAACTCCTCCAGCATAGCTAGAGTTTCGGGGATAGATAAATCTGAATTCGTATTATCAGTACCTTCTCGTCTTGGTTTATCAGGAGACTGTTGTGGTTGTCCTGCATCTCTAGCTGAACCACTACCCCTCACCACTAATTCGTCTGCTGCCTCATCATCTCTAATATCTAGATTAACACGTACAACCTGATTAAGCATTTTTCTCGCCTCATTAGCAGAAACAATCCCCGCATCTTTAAGGGAGCCTAGGGTCTTAGCATATGTCTCAAGATCCTCTACAAGTCCAGGAAGTCCATGTAACTGAAATTTCACATGTAACTTATTGTCGTTAAAATATCCCTGAACAAGTCGAGTAAGACGATCTTCAATCCTAGAAATAATAGGACGAACTGCCATTCTGTAATAAATCTTGATTACGTTGGTACTTGTACTAAAGTTTACATTTTCGGAGTTTGCAAAGAATAGCATTGGAATTCTAAATGCTGTCGCAACCCTTCGTGCTAGGAAATTATCTAACTTATCAACATTAACATCAGATAGGGAATCTTGGATCTTTTCGTACCGGAGACCATTTGAGAGGATTGCAACTTTTCCTGCATTGGAGCCGAAGAAACTATGGAGGCGATTCCACTCTGCGCGAATCTTATCTTTGATTGTGGGAGATAGGAAGTTATCTGTTACAAGTACCCCATCAGGTCTAGCTGAGTTTTTAAAGTAATCTAGGAGGAACTTATTCTGATATAGTAGTGTGTTTAATTCATTAGAGATGGTTTCTATAGGAGATTGTCCAAAATAAATACCACTAAGAGATCTTGTACGAATATGGCCTATTTGTCTAGGAACGTAGATTACCTTAGAGGTTCCATTTCCATATTCGTACTGTTTGATGTAATTTCTCTTATCTGGAACAATCCTCATCTTAGTGGGATCTATGGAGTAGGTTTCTGCCTTTCCTCCATCTATTTCTAGAGTAGTAAATGCATTACCATAGAGACAGTAATTTAAGATAATATCAGAAATATACTCATCATAAGTAAAGAAAGGATTAGGAGCACTAAAGAGGTCTTTTCTAAATGCTGGATCCCTAACTCGGTATAATTCTACTAATTCCCCATCAGCATCTTCTCGTAAAATCTTAACTGGAATCTGAGAAATACTATCTTGAAGGATTCCTATAGCAGATCGTACATAAACAAGGGTGCTAAAGGTATCAACAACATTAGTGGCAGAGATTTCCTGACCATACATTCCAGTAGGAACATCTATACCAAAAGAATCAGAAGACTTTTCAAAAACCTCAATGGTCTTTACTTCTTCTTTTTTGCTAGAGAATATAGATAGAGGATTAAACATAGATTATTAGGATAGAGACTTTACAGTTCGTACAACAGTAAGAGATTTTACTGTCCGTACTACTGTTTTCGATTTTACTGTTCTTTTTGCCATAAGTATTTAAACGAAATTTTCTTTACTTTGTTCTACCTTTGATCTTTTCTACTGTTCTGAATCCACCCAATCCTAACAGAGCCCATACAAGTTTCATAATCATATCCTGATCAATTACTGGTCCGGTAGATCCTACTATCCATTGAATTAGGGGGTTAAGCACGAAGTTGAAAAGTAAGGCTACAGCACAAACCCAACCTATTGCAGGGCGCCAACCTGATACAAAAGTTGATCTTGATTGGGCTTCTAGTTTATTAATTTCTTGTTGAGCTGTTTGGGGAGCCTGTGCTAATTTTGTGAGGATTTCTTGATGAGTTAACCTCTCATCATCTGAAGTAAATAATTCACCTATAGTTTTTCCTATAGCTTCTATTGGGGTACTATTTGAGTTGTTAGAAGGTGAGAATAAACCAGATACAGCTGCTCCTACTAAACCAAACATTTTAATGAACCATCCCCTCTATTAACTTATAAACAACCGTTCCCATAAATGCTAGAGTAAGAGCCCAACCCATTATAGTGTACCCCAAAAAGTATTTATTAGACGTTGAGGAGACCAACATGATGGGCCATCTTTAATTAGCTTCACATATTTTGGATCTACTGCACACTCCTGGATTACATATGCTACAAGTTCGGAACATACCCAACGGTTTTTATTCTGGAAAGGGTTACGATGGATTGACTTACCAAAGAAAGAGAATAGACCATCTATTGCTAGGAATGGATAGGCCAACCAGTCATATTTGGCACCATTGACCTCTTGGCGTATTTGATTTAATTTAGTGGGGTCAAGTTCTATGTTAAATTTGATACCTTGGCCCTTTGTGTAGTATCCTTCTCTTACACCATTTGGGGCGAATGCTTCAAATACAAAGTTGTGGATATCGGTGTCATTGTAGACGATAGCTACGTGGGCTACTTCTGGTACACCCGGCGCATGATGGGAAACTGCGGCGATTAGTTTTCCAAAGAAGGCACGTGGAGGAAAGAATAAGATTGAGGTCATTTTTGTTTTATTTAGTTAAATTGACTTTTGCGGCTGCGGAAAGAAGTCCCATCTGTCAACCCTCTTTTGGTGTAAAAGTTATTTCAGCAACCACCCAGTCTGGTGATAGCGCCCAATCAGCCTGCGGGCAAAGAACCAGTTGCCTGCTAGATTCTGATGAGACTGATCGCTGTCATCCCACCACCCGAACGTAGCCCCCACACCATTCATCAATATCGCTGAATAAAAGTTCACACCCTCGAACACGTTGACGTTATCTACCTCAGCCACGATGTAGCTATCCCACCCTGCACTCACCGTATCTCGTGGGGAGCTTTGCGTATTGGGGCAGTGGTTCACCATGCACTTGATACCGAGAGCGACGATAGCATCCACGAGACTCTTGAGACCGTCGTGGTAATGCTGTGCCGTTGCGCCTACATTCGCATCTTCAGTTCCAAATGTAACTTCACAATGCGTAACTCCTGCCGCTGCGAGACCTGTGAGCGCGGCGGCCCGGTAACCCGATGCGGCACCTGGCTGCCAAGAATCCGCAGCCGCGACAGGTGTGGATACCCCACTGCCTCCAACTCCCCAATTTCGATTGTCCCCCGGCTTCCCTGCACTACCAACATTCGGGATCTCAATCACAACTCCATGCGCACGCACAAGCCACGTTTTTATGGCCGCGAACCACGCCAGACCGTCCGAATTATGTTGGATGCCTTGCGACACCCGAATGGACTGTGACTGGCCTACAGAGCCGAGGATCACTGTCCTGGGAGGGCCAACGTACGGTGCGCTCATGACCATAACCCGGAAGGGAGAAATCTGTATTGATGGCCCCGGAGCCATCTAACTGCGCGGCCTACATCACTCGGCAAGCCGGACATTGATTTGTAGACTTGCACGTCCCTCAGGCTTCCCAACCAAGGGGCTGAAGACGCCAAGGTGGCAATGTATGTAGACCGCGCGCCGAGGCACAAAGGCGACGAACCCGTAGGAGGATCATACGCCATCACATCTCCCCCGCCAGCCGCGTACTCGACACCATCGACGTAGCAATACAACGTTCCATTTGCGCCAACGCTGGGATCGCCTGCAAATACAAAATGGTGCCATGAATCATCAAGGACGCTACTTGGCCCGAAGTTACTCGCCGCCCCTGAAAAATACCGAACAGGGCGGCCAGACGAAGAAGAGTCGTACAACCGGAACTGTGAATCCGCGTGCATATCAAGGAATGCGTTGTTTCCAGTGTCCGTAGAAGTATGGTTGGCCCACAAAGAAAACAGAAATGCCTCACCGGCAGCGAGGTTGTGCCGAGTGGTACTAGCCACAACCCGCTGATCCGTGCCGTTGAAGGTCACAGCATTAGCCACGCTCCCAAGCCCGGTCTGCGTACTGCCAGAGTCAAGCTCAAGGTCAACTCCACCAAGTTCCGGAACTGCTGTGGGAATGACTGTGTCGTTAGCGCCTAGTCCCGTGCAGCGCCAGGCATCGCACAAGGCTGAAGACACAGCATAGTCGTCTCTGCTCACGGATGAGATAGATAGTCCAGGGTTAAGCATTGGTCTACTCCACCCACTGTACGAGAATCGTGTCAGCGGTCACGTTGTCCGTTTCCATGCCAATCGCAGCGATCGCGGAAGAATTAAAAACTTCCCAATCACTCCAACCTGTATCGGCCGACGCTAGATAATGGACTGAGCGGCCAGACGTACCCGGAGGCGTTGTAATGTCCGCCTGCAAGCCATCAATCTCAGCCTTGATTGCCGTGGCGGCGGTGGCTGGCGTGGTGTCTGTATCCGTCCCCCAGTACAACGCACCATTGGTCCCAATGCGTTTTACCCTGACCGCAAGCGCGCCGGATGCAAACTCGAAGAAATGGGATGTGTCACTTTCAGCACTGGCCCAGGAGTTGTCTGGGTGCAATGCCAAAGTGTAGAGAGTCCCTGCGACTCCTTCCCGGACCTCCACCACCCCACCACTGGGGTCGGTGGTGACGGAGAGGGCAGCTACTGCGCATGGATCTTTCCCGAACCATTCTTTTAATTGTGAATATATACTACTTGCAAATGCCATAAGGAATAACTCCTAAAGATAAGAATATTCTAAATCTTCTTTTTCTTGATTTTTCTCTAAATGAAGATCCCCATTCACACACATACTATACGAATAAATAGCATATCGAAGGGCATCAAGAGCATCATCATTAACCTTGTCTAATTTTGTTTCTCCAGACCTTGTTTGTTTAAACGAAAAATTTAGCAATTCTTCCACAAGGGGCTCACAATAATCCTCAATGACATATAATTTTTTGGCTAACAATAATTCTTTGATAAAGTTTCGTCCAGACTCAACCGATTTCAGTGCAGGATTAGCCCACCATCTAGAATCAACTTCCATAAGATCAGCTAGGAATTGAGGGGCAGCATAATCGTAGAAGATATATTCAATTTCAGTTAGGTCTACATTAGAATCATGGAGCATTTGATGAATTTCTTCATTGTGAATACTCATCGTTTTCTTAGATTGTCGATAAGAACCAAGAACCCAATATTCATCAAATTCTTTAATATAGGAAACGAGGATAGCAGCGGTAGGGTGAGTAAACCCGAAGTCAAGTCCTAATATATAAT